CACCCTTAAGGACACATTTATCATCGTTTTCGTACCGGGAACATTTTTACGAATGACATCGTAGGTGCCGGCAAGATATCCTCGACGCTCCACGACAACTCGTACGTATCTTATGGAGGCGCGGCGGCGATTTCCATGACATATTTATTTTTGTAAAAAGTGACTAGTGACTAGTGACTAGTAGAGAGAAAAAAATGGTTTTGGATTTGAATTAGTTCTATAGAGATGGCCGGAGGGTGATGTGACACGTGGCATGTCATGCTATGTCATGTCATGCTATGCTCTATCATGCTATGCTATGTCATGCTATGCTCTATACCTCCTTTGTTGTTCCTATAGAAGTATTTTATTTAAATTTCTTTATTTTTCTCTCTACTAGTCACTAGTTACTAGTCATAGAGGTGATCCAGGGTCAAACACCTTGGTATTATTAAGACGCTTAAGGGCAGTGGTAAACAAGCTTTGCTACTGCGTGGTTGTGACAATATATATTTAGTTGTTATTTTTACAATGGAATTTCACACGCACTACATAGCGACGCCTGGCACGGCAATTGCGATTCATCAAACGCTAATCAAATATCACACAATGGTTATCGATCATATCCAGAAAATGCAACGCGCGCTCATCTCAAATATTAATAATAATGTACAAACGGAAAGCGTCTCGAGCAACGCCATCCTAAATGAAGACTTCGATGATGGTGTCGTCGACTCTCAAGAAACGTACATCGCTAAGATGTCCGGGTGACATGTTGTCATATACGAGCGATACTCTTTGAGGAACGCATCGTCTTTCGTGAGCTTGTTCTTTGACCATGATGTGGGGTCTGCGTGACGCACGATATACCGATCTTCAATCAGAGGAAGCTCGTTAATTAACATATACACGAAATCGCCGATCGGGCCCGACCACGATGATGCGTCCCGCACGACTCGCACGAAGAGCCTTGCATTGTCATTGGATTCGGGGCGAACTGCGAAATGTAATGTAAATGCGCGCTGGCCATCAAAGATGAAGCGCAGACACGTTGACCATGGCCCCCAATATTCGTTCTCGATCACGAGCGTCTGGTCTTTGAGGAATGCGTACTCGTACGATGCTTTGCCATTGACGCCGCCGCGGTTGATCGTGACATTCGGATTTCCTTCGATCAAGTGGAAGGCGTGGACGGTTTCGAGATGAGACCAATCGAGCGTGTTCTCGACGCACAAGATCGGCGAGCATCCATCGAACGCCCGAGAGTACTCCGTGACGCGGCTCCCTTCAAATTCCGTCGATGAAGGAGGCATTCGTTCGTCTGTGGGAAGGTCACCTTGCCCAGATTTCAGCCATACGATGCCGTGGCTCTCGGTGACATTTCGGCGATCGGCTTGCATCGGCCCGACATGCTTGCCGTGATACTTGCATTTGATGCATCCGCCTTCAGTGACGACCCCCCCCTCGGACAATGACGCGCCGCGGTGTGGACATACATCGTCGACGACTGTCGGCACATCGCGCTTCACGTCCCAAAATACCGCGTGTCGCGTGCCGTGAATCATCGTCTTGAGCGGTTTGGTCGTGCGTGTGCGTGCGACTCGCGTAAACTCGACTGGACACCAATGCGCTGCTCTCACATGCATTATATTGTACATGACCATTTAAATTTCAGATACGCGCACTGATTTGGGAATGAGTATCATCATACGATTGCCGGGCCTTACGCGCGATTGATCCTGCAGACGCATGCGGCATATCGAGGATCTTGGCGATTTGCGTGGCGATTTTCGTGAATTCGGTTTCGGTAGCGAGCGCTGGTTTGCCGGATCGACATAGAATGCCATACGTTGCGTCAACGTGCGCGCTCCTCAACATCTCGGCGCCTGCTTGTTCGAGGATGGGTCCGTTCGTTACAGCCGCAATAAACGATCGAAGCAGCGACGATGGATCGATATCCCACGGCTCGTCGGCCATTTGAATCAAAAGCGGTCGGGTCATGTAGGCGCGAATCGATGGGACTTCTTGACAAACGGATCGATGACCTAATATCCGCCCCAACTCAATCTTGACGAGCTCGATCGTCTTGGGGAACTTCACCGCGGGCGTTGCGTCTCGCCATAATAATATCGATTTCGTCACTGCCGCGGCAACGTCGATTCTGAAAGCGTCAATGTGACTCTCCATTTTTGTTCCAATTGTTACAATTGTGGATACTTAAGCGTCTTTGATTTGATTGCGATCATACATTACAACTCATTTTGAGGTATGTTTGTGTGCGATTCGCGTGCGTCTCGAGATGTTTCCCGAGATCGTTGATTTCGTTGAGTGCCGTGCCGCTCCACGTCATGAGAACTTTGTTCATGGGCGTGGGATGTGTTGCTTCACGCACCAAAGCAGCATTCCTGATCTGGTACAGGTTGCGCGTGACGGAATCGAGCCATGTATTGATATCGGTAATGTATCCGAGAATCTTGCGTCCGGTATCGATGGAGTATGCGCTGATATCAAGAATACGGTCATCACACCATTCAGAACGGATCGATACAATATACTCATCAAAAAGCGTTTTCTTGTACGCGCCGACCCACGAGTCGAGAGTTGTGAAGTGTGTCAATACGCGCGTAGCCCACGTTTTCATCGAGCGGGTCCGCGTCGCATCGTGAAACGCCATCATCTGATCTTTGAGGCCGTCCTTCTTCGTCGACCAACATTCGATATTATGTAGAAAGGTCTCGTGTGAAGCCATAAATTCCAACTCGATGATAACGGGAGTCTGGATATCCATGAAGTTGACTGGAAGGTCGTCACTGACATCACACACCAACATTATTGTTTGTTATTTATTATTATGTAACCACTCTCAATAAACCACTCACCGTATCAGCACCGCCACATCAGCACCGCCACATCAGCATCGCCACGTCAACATTGCCGCCACGTCAGCAGCAACTCGTCATCGCCACGTGGACCGCGCCTCAAGACTTCCAACGAGCGCGCCTTAGTGTGTTTTTGGAAATGGCGTGCACACCAATTTCAAAAACACAATATCAAAGCACATTTTTTTTCATGTTTCTGTTTTTTGAACTTACCGTTGTGTAAATTTCTAGTTGGAGTCGCGTCTACCGCTGCTTTCACAGACGGGCTAGACTATTTCTTAAGCAGCACTTTGTTGAAAGTGCTACCGATTGACATATAGTCGTTGAGGTGAAGCCATCTTTTAGATAAGGCCCTTCCCTGCTGATTACCTATTGTTTTTTAAAAAAACATCCAGACTGATGTCACGATACCACAGAAGCTCTGTGCCAGTGTCGAGTTTTCACAACGACACCACGTTAGTCTGGCTTTAAGGTTTCCCAGTCATGAGTCAATCTTGCATATGCTTTATTTAAAAGGCACATACTAGCGGCTGCGGGTCGCTTTTCCGAAGCGATGGTCCGTCAACGTGCTTTCCCTCGAGACTTCCAATCTCGAGGCGGCCGCTTTTCTGCCCAAGTTGTTGTTTAGGCGAGCCCACCCATGCCGCTCATACACGTTATCCACGTCTTTCGATCGTGGCGTGGACTGTATCTTAACCAGACGATTGTAAAATCTATCGTCCAGCGACTACCGTTCAGTCTCTGACGGCCACCCATATATGTATGGATGTAACCATGCGGATCTCCAATTTCGGATCTCATTCAAGAGATCGTCATCCAGCGACTTATGACCATACCCTGGTTCGTTTCTCCAGGCCAGGAACGGGTTTCCCCCAATTCCCTTGGTATCGCGTGGCTTTATGGTGTTCCCGCAACAAGTAGTCTCGCATGGTTGCAAAATGAACCATACTAGCTACTGGCATGGACTTGTTATTTCCAAGTCCCCGGACGCACAACTGGTTTCCAGCACCCTTTCCGGATAGGTGCCGCAGGTAGCTTCTCTGCACAATGAATTTTTATGCGAAGGACATTGTAATTTTCCGCGAAGATGAGTAGGTTGGTGAGGTTACCGGCCACGTTGGCGAGCGTCACCTCCTCGGAGGCAACACCAACATTGGCGGCGTCGTTGAATGCAACGCTGCACGGCTTAGTGGTGACAATAAGCGTGGCGTTATCAATGCGACTGAAATTGCACGTGCCCGAAGGCTGGTGCTCGGCGGGCTTCAAGCTGAAGCTGTAGAGGTAGATACCGGCCGAAGGAATCGACTGGAAGTGCTCGTACGGCTGGCAGTTGTTGAAGAATGAGCCGCGACGCTCGGTGAAGCGATCGTGGCCATTGAGCTGAAGCTTCACGGCCTGGAGAGGCGCGAACTTCTCGTCGGTGGAGCCGGCAGCAGCGGCGGTAAACTCGCCGTGCTTGGACCCCTTCACGACCCACGTCAAGAACTTGACGGGGTGGTTGAGGTTGAGACGCACATTGGTAGTGCGGGATGCGGCGGCGGGGGAGAGTGCCTCCGAGCCGGTGTGCTGGAGCTGTGAGATGCTTTTCTACCTCTGCTTTCACAGAGGAATAGACTCTACTTTACGCAGCGCTTTCATCGAAAGCGCCACGGATCAACATGGAGTCGTTGAGGTGAACTCGTGCTTCTGCGACGAGCTTTCCCTGCTGATTGCCCATTGTTCCATCCAAACCGATTTCACGATACCACAGAAGCTCTGTGCCAATGCCGAGTTTTCACAGTGACATTACGTTGGTTTGGCTTTAGGACGTCCCAGCATGAGTTGATCTTGCACGCGCTCGTCAAAAGACGCGTACTAGCGGCTGCGGGTCGCTTTTCCGAAGCGATAGACCGACAACGTGCTTTTCCTCGAGATTTCCAATTTCTCGAGGCGGCCGCTTTTTTACCCAATCTGTTTAGGTACTCGTGCGAAGTCTGTGCGAAGCGGCGCCTCTCGTCGGTATCTAGGAAAATATATGATACGTAGAGAGTTGCCGTAGGCGTGTAAGAGGTGTCGACACCAACAGCGGCAAGCTCGGTAGCTGAGCCGAAAGTGATGTGCAACTTAACCTCGTGGTACTGGAGGGCGATGAGCGGGAGCGCAAGGCCGGGGTTACGGTTGAAGAAGAACGAAAGGGGGAGGTACATACGCTTGATAACACCAACGTCGGTTGCCGCGGCAGTGTTGTCGAAGTCAGTGAGGCGGCGGTAAGCCTCCTTCTCTGAGCCAGTCTGGCTGAGCTCCGACCAGATACGGTACCAGTCAGCGTAGTGCTTATCAATCTTCTGCCCACCAATCTCGAGCTCGACCTCCTTAAGGAGCGCCTCGCCGGGGAAGAAGGAAGCGCCAGCCGACTTCTTGAGAGTGACCTCAAGGAAGACGGTGGAGATGAGATCACCGTTGCGAGAAACGGTTGCGCTGCACTTCTTGCCGAACGCCGGGGTGCCGTTAAACACCTGTTCGATCGACTCCATTGCGAACTGGGTGTGACGACGGTACACTACCTTGAAAAAAGTAATAGAGGGGTTACCTGTACGAAAACCATAATTTTCAGTTTTTGAGCTGAAAATCAAGAGTACCCTTGCTTTCACAATATTTGGGGGGAGGGTCTAGACTTTATCTTAAGCCATTACGTGCATGCATGCACGCAACAACCGATTGCCGTCAAGTCGTTGAACTGCATCCGAGATATCTATTTAAAAAATATCATGGGACTTGGCTGCTGATTACCAATTGTAATATCCGAGAACTGTGTTACCATCACAGACGCTGTGCCACGCCGTCCTTTCGGGCCGGTGCTTTGTCGTTCTTGGCTTTATGGAGTCCCAGCAATTTGACAATCTCGCATGTTTCAGCAAACATACTAGCGGCTGCGGGATGCCTCCCGACAACGTACGTCAACGGCCGCTTTTCTACCCTACAGATCAAGGTAAATATCCTGTGCGCCATCTCTGCTACCAAATCTCTCGAATTGGGATAGACTCTCCCTTACGCGGCACCCTGTAAGAGTGCCACGGATCAACATGGAGTCGTTGAGGTGAACTCGTGCTTTGAGGCGACGAGCTTTCCCTGCTGATTGCCCATTGTTCCATCCAAACCGATTTCACGATACCACAGGAGCTCTGTGCCAGTACCGAGTTTTCACAATCGATACCACGTTGGTTTGGCTTTAAGGCGTCCCAGCATGGGTTGATCTCGCGTGTGCCTCAAAAGACACACACTAGCGGCTGCGGGTCGCTTTCTGATTTCCAAAGCGATGGTCCGTCAACGTGCTTTCCCTTGAGATGTCGAGTCTCAAGACGGCCGCTTTTCTGCCCATGAACGTTAGGCGACGAGCTGCATAAGACCACCACCCATATTGGACCGAGGTATAATGTATATAGAAAATATTTTTTGGAAGCGAACGCACCGCAAACAGGTCGGGTCCACTTGCAAAAAAATGTATTTACGTCTCCTTGGTCATCAATGTCAAACCGCCTGGAGATTTAATGAGTTTTTTTGTATGACATTGAAATACAATATCGACATCAGTTTTGGAAAATACGGGCTTGGATTCACATGTGCCGCTCCATTTACATACTTCGACGCGGTCGAATGTCACTGTATACGCCCAAGGATACGCGCGCGGCTCGATGTGGCCGTGCATGGTCACAGTCCCTTCCTCCATGGCAACGATATTCTGAACTGACCGCTTTTCAGCATCGATAATCTGGACGATATCGAGGACTCGGACTGCGCGATCCGGGTACGTATTGAGCGTGAGGTGACGTAAATTCCTGACTCCAACGCCGAAATTCTGGGCATGCGAAGCCTCGAATCGCCATCGGCCCGACGAGATTTTATGCTGGAACATCGTTCTGTTTTAATATTGCAGCGTACTTTTTATTGGTGTATTAAACGATGCTTCAAGCACGACGGGTAGACATGAGGCCGTTGGTGCGGTACGACGGAGGGGTCCACGGTGCGTACGTGGCCGTGGACTTTGCAGGCTTGCGACCCATGGTCTTGATGGATGCGTACGCTGACCGGAACGTGGAGACAGTGGATGCGCTTGCACGGCCCGCGGCACTGCGGACGACATTGAGTGCCCCGGCGGGAATGGTCGGGAGCCGAAGCGTGCCTTTGTGGTGCTTGTATGCAGCGACGCCACCGACCGCGGCAAGTGCGAGTGCGCCGGCCCAAAGAGCGTTACGGCGACGGAGGCTGCGCATCCGCTTGCCGACGATCACGGACGCGGCCTTGGATTCGGGCGTGTTCTTCTTGGTCGCTGCGAGAATTTTCATGGAATTGAGTGCGGGTTTGGCGTATGCGGGGACGGCCATATGGGTGGAGATACAGTGATACAATCACGTGGGATTTTTTTTTGTGTCACGGCATATCTCGTGCGATGGCTTTATCGGCATGCTTCTTCAAGAACATTTCGACGGGGTCTTCCGGCATCCACGCATCCCACGTCGATTCGGTATGGTGCATTCCAGCGCACACCGAGCATTCACACATCGACCGCGACCACGGCTGCGTGACGGCGATATCGGAGGGAGCTTCGGGAGCTTCGGATACATCCATCTCAGTCTCGTCGTCATCGTCATCGTCACCCGTCTCGTCATCGTCATCCGTCTCATCGTCATCCGTCTCATCGTCACCCGAATCCGGATCCGAATCGTCCTGTTCCATCATGGCCGAGACTTCGTGCACTTCTTTCTCGACCTCGTCGAATCCATCTTCATCGAAAAAGTGCCGAGCGCTATGCCGCAGCCCCAACTCGATATCACGCGGGGAGACTTCGTTGCGATGCGCGTGATTTGCATATGTCGCCGCATAACGCGCGGCGCGCCTGACGAGAACGAACGTCATCGCGATCGTTTTCTTCATCAATGATTCTGAATGGGTATTCGGCTCCACATCGCCAAATCCCGTTCGGAGAGTGGCCGGGACGCCGGGAGGATGTTGGCCTGGCATTTTTATTGGTAAATGTATTGGTAATTTCATATTTCCAGTGGCCTTAAGCGTCCGAATGAAAATCTTGTCGTGATGTGCATGTAGAAATCATAACAGAATAATTGGCGATTGAGAATCGCCACGTAGACGCCACGTGGACTTGCCAGCTGGCACACTTCTCACATAGATCCAATGGGCGCGCCTCACACAACAACAAACAACAAACAATAAATAATAAATATGCAAGGGACGCGTGCCGCCACGGCATCTCCGTTCCATATCTTGCGTGATTCCAGGAGCCGCGTGCCATCGAGCGTCGACGTGAAATGCGGTGCTAAGGACGGTATTTTCGACATCAAGACGCGCCTCGTGACGTGCCGCTGCGATGCCTGCCGCGCTGACAACATTGGGAAGTTCACGCCAAGTGAATTCGAGAGGCACAGCGGCAGGGAGAACTCGAAGAAATGGAAAGTCTCGATAATGGTACCGTCGATGAAAAAAACTCTCGGCGCCTGGCTGGCGGGATGTGGCATCACCGCCAACAAGCGCACGAACACGATACCGTCCGCACCGATCCGCGCGATCCACCCCCCGGCTCCATCCGCTTTCCGCGCCACGCACCCGCTCCCTGCACCACCGCTCCCGGCCCCGATCGTCCCTGCAGTCCCTGCAGACCCTGCCGGCACAGACACGTTCTCGACCCGTCTCGACGCGGCGCTGCAGTCTGGCAAAACGCCCCATATTACAGGGTGGCGCATCACCGATTCAAATGAGATTTCCGTGTCGCTTCATATTGGATCTGTTTCGTTTTCGGGAACGCTCAAGGAATCTCCAAAATTGATGACGGACGCGATGGAGTTCGAGCGGCGCGGATACATCCCCATCCCGACAACGCCAATCACGTTCATGACGGGTATGGACGACGCGACAATGATCATCCCGCCTGATTTCTTCCACGCGAATATCCTCGCGTGGCCAATGTATTGTCTTGGTCGACACGCCATGTGGATGGAGATGTACATGAAATATATCGTCATCCAGCGGAATCTCATGTAATTAGGAATCACCATTCGCCAGTTGACGCATACTTGATAATATTGGCAGCCAGCGACGAGTCAATATCCAAATACGATCCTCGACGGCCGAAAAGCGTCAATCCATCGGCGTCACGGACGAGGCGATGCATGCGTGATCCCCATACGAGGCGATGCCGGTCGGAGAGAATATCGAGAGAGACTTCGCCGTCAATAGGACACTGCTTTCCGTACATATCCGTCCATATATCGTGATGCGTAAGTGGCGTGAAGTATGCGACCTCATATGCCACATCCCACGTCAATCCACACGCATTTGTATCGAATCCACTATAGAATTCCGTGCTCATAGGAACAAACGAGCCGTGAATAGTGAATGCAGCCAATGCCGATTCACATTGAATTTCCAGCGAGTCGGTGATACGGTTCCGCGCACAATCGATATATTGTGTGCTTTTTTTTATTATTACGGGCGTCGCTGGCAGTGTGGGAAGGAGGCGGCGCGTGCATACATCCAACGACCTCTTTCCGAGACTGCGGTATGGCGATTGAGACCATATGACTCTCCACGATCCGTGCATTGGCGATGTCTGTGGCATTTTGTTTTTAATAATAAAATGAATATGTCACCGCTTAAGCGCACACTTTGACATTTATTTCAGATGTTGACGTTTCTCAAAGCGACGTATTATTACATCACAATCGCACCGCGCGTTCTGTATGCATTCCTCTTGAATCTGCCAAACGAAATACATGAACCGCTTCTGCAACTTGATATCGAGCATGCGCCGACAAAAATCGAGACGGCCGAAGATATATTAGCCGATACATCTTTCTGGAATTCCATTCATTAATTTCTTAAACGGCCCAGCGCCATTCGATTGCCGCGTTATCTTTCGGTGTTCCTCCGTAAAAGCGACGTGCAGTATTCTCTTCTAAATCGATCAAGATCCCACCTCCGCCGTTTTTGTTGGCGTTTTTCGTACAGTCGTTGTTCTTCGTATCGCCGTCGCTGCATGTATCGAGCGCCTCGACGATCATTGTCGTGCCAGATGGCATCTTCAACTCGATCTTCTTGCCTTTTACATTAGAATTCCACCACGATTGAGCTTTCTTGGCATTTCCTGATTGGTTCTTGGCATCGTAATAGGCGACAATATTGCGTTTGGCGACTTCCGACGCTTGGATTTTCTTGTCCAGACCAGCGAACTGGCCTGCCCATTTGCATCCCGAATACTTGGTGCATTCAGTCTTATCGGCTTTAGGATCGTAGTTGTCGGAATCTTTACAGCATGAGGGGTACGATGTGTAACGCGTCGCATTCGCCTTTTGCCACTCGCCAATACCAGTTCCCGTCGCGGCGCTGGATCCAGCAGTTGTCGATGATGATGTGGTGCTTGTCGTTCCACTCCGTTTCAAATGGACGAGGTAGGCACTCACACCGGCCATCACGAGAAACGCACACATGAACACGGCCGCGATGAGCATCATGAACTCGTCGCCCATGATTCGTGTGTATCTACTCTACGCTCGCGTTTTATTTATGATGTGCAGAAAGGATCGTCACAGATCTCGATGTGGATGTGAGGGAACTTCAGATGCATCATTTCCTTGATTTCTTCTGCGAGAATGTAGTAGGCAGAGACATCTTCGCATTCGTCGGGATACATTAATAATCGCGTTAGGATATTGCCAATACGAGAGATTTTATCGACGAATATCTCAACCTCATCGATATCATCCATTTCGATGGGATCGATTGGTATATGGACCGTCAAGATAGGAATACCAGACTTTGTGCGTGGCGTAATGCAGTCGTTTGGAAAGACCTGGTCGATGGTGAGTGCCGGGACGACGAGCGTGCATAGAGAATTCCATATATTGAGACGCGTCAAGTCGATATTGCGATGCACTCCGGATAACCTGAGTGTATGTAATTTCGGGACGTTCTTGAATGTATCTGCATTAATATAGCTCATCGCGCCATGAAGATCCACATGATTTGTCGTTGGCGGAAAGATGAGATTGGCGTTATTATTTTCTTCGTCGATGTGAAGACCATTAGGAATCAAAAGTGTTTCAAGACCAGTGCATCGTCCGAGCGTCGATGACGTGAGATTTTGGATTGTAATATACGATGATTTGAAATGTACGAGGCGAGGCGAGGCAATAATCTCGAAATTGAATTTCGGCCATCGGTCAGGATCAATAGCCGAATTGCCATGCCATTCGAAATGCGTCAATTGATCGAGGCGTCCGCACGAATTCATATCGACAACATCAAATAATCCACCGCCAAGCTCGATGAGCGCGCCGGTGATGCGTACTGTCCGGAGCGACGATGGCAGGGGGAACGCATCGGATGAGAACGTCACGCAATCCATAGAAAGTGAAAGAAGCGTCGATGGAAGCGTCGATGTCACGACGCATCCGACGAGCGAGAGGTGCTGGATGTTGATTGGCAATGGAGCGTTCTGGAAATGTTGGCGGCGGCGTTGCATATTGATGATCTGGACCGCGCGTAAAGGATGCTTTCGGTCCATGAGAGGACGAAAAGATGACGATTTTTTTACGATGCGGTCGATCGTCCTATATGCCAATGGCTTCATCATATATGCGCATCCGTCCCTGTCGCTCCGAGGCGAACCGTCCATCGCGTACCCGAGAAACCCCAATTTACACTCGTCACTTCCAGAAGCACTGCATGGCCGTTCTGGCGCAAAGTGGATACGTAATGCCCGGATCGTAGTCGACGATGAAATGATCGAGATAAGTTCGTGGAATGCATCGTGATCACCGTGGAAATCGAGTCCTTGGATTTTATTGTGGTACCGCGAAATCCACGATTTGAAACTCGTCCAGATATTCCATTCGTCATAATTGTCAGAATCGGAAATGCATATGGGAGACGTGACGATCGAAGGCATCGCAAAGCGTTCGAGAGATGGATCGGTGCACAGAAGACGACACGCCAATATTTGCCGTGACGACGCATCATCGCACATTGTAAAAGATGTGTCGATGATGCGTTGGAGGAGATGGTCGGGAAGATGATGTGATGAAGTGTGCATCATTTTTATTTATTAAACAAAAGGCGGTGCGTGGCGCTTGTTTGCCGCGGTGGAATGCCACGTGTCAATTTGACGTGTCATCAAATTCTTTCTTTTTTATTCTTTCTTTCTTTTTTATTTTGTTGTTTATTGAATATCAAACGCGGCGGGTGCTGCGGCGGGTCGTGGTCTTGGGCTTTTTGGCGATCTTGAACGAATCCCAGCGTGCCGCCCATGCCGGGTCACGTGCACGCATCTCTGCATGGCTCTTCTTGCCGGCCTTGTGCTTCTTGATCGAGATAAGCTTGCCATCACGCGGACGCTTCATGATGCCACTCCGGGTGACGCCACCAATAGTCTTGAGGAGCGTGCCCTTGAAAACCTTGCGGTAGGTGCTGCGGACTGACGGTTTCTTGGTGGTCGTGGTCTTCTTGGTCTTCTTGGTGCGGAAGACGTCGAGGAGGTTCATGTGCAATATATAGTCTAGAGCAAGACTTTATTTTGACATCGTCTCGAAATCCTCCTCATCTGGCTCAGATTCGTCAAGCTCGGATTCAGTCTCTAAATCAACTTCAGATCCCGAACTTGAGCTTGCATCGGCATCTGAAGGCTCATATTCAGGATCGATATCGGATCCTTCGTCGGGCCAAGGCATTTCGACAGTCAAGGATGAGCTTGGCGTAGGGTTCCGGCGTGCGGCGCGGTCAGGGAGAGTCCGGAGTACTTTACGAGGCGCAGCCATGATATAGATCGTCAGATTTTTATTTTATTTTCTACGCATACTTTACTCGCCAACCATGATCAGCATGAAGCAATTGCCAGATGCCTACGCCACAGATATCAAGACACTTCAATCAATTGGGCCAGCGCTTCTTTTCGTGCATGTCACATGGTGCTCATATTGCCGCGCTGCGATGCCCATGCTCGAGAAGGTCGCTGCGATGCTCGGGTCTGCTGTGCCGACATACAAAATCGATGCTGACGAGATGCCGCAGATCGCCAAAGCTTTAGATGTGAAATCGTTCCCTACGATCTTTTACATTTCGCGTCATGGTATTCATAAGTTCGAGGCTGAGCGGACGCCTGATAACATTGCCGGGTTCGTGTGTCAGCATGCGACCGGCGAAGGAACGTACGAATTCTGTACTTCGCTTCTGTAAAATATAATCTTGCTTTACATTAATAACATGGCAACAACAACAATGCCGCAATCTACGCCGGGTGCATACGTCGACGAGTACCCTGAAATGCCATTGAATTATGCTGTGCCGACGACCGTGCCGCTCTCCGTCGCGCCATCTACCAAGCGCACTTTCAATTCGGTCGAAATTGGAGTGATCGCAACGGCTATTGCAATCACAATTATTACGATGAGTCTCCTCGTTTCGATCGCGAGGCGCTAATCACCGTTTTTGTGCTGAGGCGTACGTGTTAAACGTATCTTTCTGGGCGATTTGGGCTCGCCATCGATCTTGTAAATGGTGCGTCACGTTGGGAGTGTACGATGGATTGCGGAGCTTATCGGTATTGCTTCCGGAAGGCTCGATGCCCTGCACGATCGAGTAGTACCGAACGACAATCGTCAGCATGTGGTTTAATCCACGCGCGTTATAAAGTGTGCCATCTGCTTTCTCCAATTTGAAAGTCAGCTGGCTCAGTTTCCCAATTGGATTGGTTAGTTTCCGTGCCGGGAACGAAACGAAATCGAATCGTTGCTCTTGGAACCCGTTATTTCCGAGTTTCACCATTCCGAGACCCGGGTGATACTTCTCGGATGACCTATCGCGATGCAGGAACGATTCGATTTCAGGACACCGTATAAGCACATACTTCTCGCCAGTCAAATCGACGAGGCCGGGCGATACGAGCTCGTATTCTGCGGCGTTTACATATATTTCGCCAGCCACGGCGTCGCCTGATACGAGAGACATCCATGGACCGTCAATATCAGTCGCGGATTCGGCGCCTGCCTCGTCGCTCGATGGACCCATGAATATCGTCGTGGCTTCGTAATCGGGTGCAACAGGAACGTACTCAAGAACCATATAATATGTCTGGTCCTTGACGAGATCGTTGATGGTATCGACGCCTGCAGCCTCGCTATCGCCAGCCTCGATCGTTGCAATGGCCATTACCGTGCCGCTTCCATTGACGATTTTCGCAGTGAATGGCGAGCCGCCTTGGTCTGCGTACACGACAATACGCGCGACGGGACCCGCCTGGGAAGCAACGAAACTCTGTCGAATGACGCGCGTCTCGTTGAGGTAATCGATACCTACTTGGGGGAATGGGCCAGTGTACGTCTTGGTCCCTTCCTTGCCGAATGCCGAGACGCTATAGAACGTTTTAGCCGTCGTATTGAACCCAATCGATTTCGCGATCGTCGATTTGCTCGCGTAGAATTCGATGGGGTACGCGCTAATCAATTTGATGCGTGATGTTTTTGTGTATGGCGTCGAGTGCGGTTCAGCACGTATGATATCTGAATTCTCTTCTGCTTTCATTAATAATGTCAACTCTTCGCATAATTGTAACAAATTATAATCGCCCGGCTCGACGATTAAAGTTTTTTTCGGGCCGTCGTCAAGGGCATATATGAGCGAATTCTTGCCTTCTTCGATCGTATACTCTGACCGAGGGAGCTGGACGTCAAGTAAATCCAAGCCAAAGACATTCTTGAATGGGTTCTCGAACTCGATGCAATACTCGCTCGGCGTAGCGTACGCATTCATATCTCGACGAGCCGAATCGATGACCATCAAATAAGAATCCTCATATGCGTTCTCTCTCAGAAAACGCACATCTTCCATGCCTTACATATCAACACATTTTTGTTCATGGAGATCAACCGCGCGCATATACATCATTTCAAATCAACGCACGCCGGCAAGCTTTGCTTGAATTGTCCAAAAGAAGAAGCACGGAAGTCGTTCGCAGATGAAGGGGTGGTACGGATAATATTGCGTGCCCCAGATCGTCATGCATTTCTCCTCGTCGAGTTTCGCGATATCGGTGCCGCGGTCTTTATATGTCGAATCGGACCATAGGAAGCTCTGGATCTCGGGTACATTTTCCAGCTGGATCTTGAATTTCTTGAAGAACTCGATATATGCGGCCATTTGCGAAGGTCGGGCCGCCCAATAGTTGCAGTAATATGACGGTATTTCGGTCGATACGATATCGTTCTGTGAGTAGCCCATCGATGTCAATACTGGAATCCAAATCTTCGAAAAATTGGGATGCCATTGATCAGCCGTCGCAACTAATGGGTCGCCGCGATACATGAAAGCCACAACGTCTGCATTTTGACTCTGGGAAATAACGTCGTCGAGATCGAGAGAATTCATCTTATCGTATGCGCTCCATCCAATGCATCCGACGTAATCGGCGTGCTTCCATTCAGGCATGCGCGATTCGAGAACGTGGAAGTACGCGACGCTTTCGAGATAAAACGTGCTCGGAATCCAAATAATACGCGCCCATTTATGGGAATACACTTCACGAGCCTTCTCGACTGCTTTGGCGTTAGGACACAGAACATAAATTAAATTCCGCGAGGCGCGCTGGGACGTCACGAGACCATCGGGAAACTTAGGGAGGAAATGCGCGTTCGGGCCGTGCGTTCTTCCGATAAAAACACTCGATTCGTACTCGAAGTAATCGAAGAATACATCGTCGAGCTTTGCGTCGTGGCCATGGAGCGTCTTTGCGGGATTCGCATTGAAGAGCACAAGTCCGCCCGGGATCGCGTTATTCAACATCAATGTCACATCGTCGTCGGATCGCGCGTGGTCGCAGAGCGTCACGCGAAACCGCCCGTCGTTTGCAGCGATGGGTTGGTCCGGCACGGCGAGAAAAACGTTCTCGTCGAAGAAGTCGATGGGACATGCACTCTTGAGCCACTCGAATACATCGGTGATCATTTTGTTTTGTTATTTATATAAAAACTACGTCCTTAAGCGTGATATCGATTTTTTTTCGAAACAGACACTTAAGGCCACGTACAAATCTCGTATTTTGTGTATTTGGGAACGATATGACTAGATATTGCGGTGAATGCCTCCCAGAAAAGAAACGCGCGAATTATGGCCCTAAAATGGGGGAGACACCGACGTGTTGCTCGATGCACGGCAAAGCGCATGGATTCATCGACGTCACGCATACGCGGTGCGACCACGACAAGTGCAAGGAGTTACCAGTCTACGGAGCCAAGGGCGAGCAACCGACTCATTGTGGCAAACATAAACTCCCGGACACGATCAACGTCGTGAATAAGCGGTGCGAAGACGACGGGTGCAACGAACGCGCAATCTACGGCTTCAAGGGCGGCAAACGGACTCGTTGCCGCACACACAAACTCCCGAAAATGATCGACGTCGTGAGTCAGCGCTGCAAACATGTCGGGTGCGACGAATTCACACACTACGGCATCAAGGCCGACAAAAAACGAATTCGGTGCCACGCCCATAAAACCGAGAAAATGGTCCTCTTGAGTCAGCGATGCACTTCGTGCGATACGACGTGCACGCAACAAAAGGATAAATTATGCTCGGCGTGCCGCCAGGTCCAAACAATGGGCGCATCGCGCAAACTCATCCGCATCGAGCGCCGCATTATCGCGATGCTTATCTTACACGGAACAATTATCGACGACGACCGGACGAAATTCAACAAATCGATCGGAGCGGAGTGCGGCGGCTACAGGCCCGACATCTACATCAATTGCGGGACGTTTATCTTAGTTATCGAGATCGATGAGAACCAGCACCGCCCGCGGTACATCTCACGCATCGTCGATGGAGTCGTCACGCCCATGGTCGTCGGATCGTACTCAACCGAATGCGAGAACAAACGCATGATGAGTATCGTCAGCAAGGAGCAGATGCCCGTCTACTTCATCCGGATCAACCCTGACAAGTGCACGATCGACGACAAGGATATCAAGGTCTCGTTCGAGAAGCGGTGCGAGGCATTGCGTACGCTCATCAAATCGGTTATGGATGGCGGCAAGCCTGCCGCGTGGATGACGGTCACGTACATGTATTACGACGGCGCGCTTCTTAGGACCGAAACGCCCAACCTTCCCGCTGGATTCTGATTTGTTTTGCCACGTGTTGTGCGTTGGTTTGTGTGATTCGCCACGTGTCACGTGTTGTTTAAAAAACATTCACTTAAGCAAACAGAATAGCACCATTTAGAAATAAATAACAGATTCGTTGTATCAATAAATAATATGGTGGACATCTTCGCGATCGATTGGGGCGGCGTAGATCACGCGCCGCCCGAGAGCGATGCCGCGCGATACGAGATTAGATGTTGGGCGAAAACGCAAGATGGTGTTTCGACTTTACTCCGAATTGCGTTCACGCCATACTTCTTTGTCGCGATGCCTACACACTGGTCCGAAGCGCGCCGCAAATATTTCATCGGGACGGCGATCGAGAAACTCGGCGCGTTACCGGGTTTTTCTCAATCAGTGATGCGAACGCCGTTCCTGGGGTTCACCAACAACGCCAAATTACCGTTCGTGCAATTGGCGTTCCCGAATTTCAAATCGTTCCAGAAAGCAAAATATTCGATTCCGAGGTACGATACGTATTTCAAACTCAAGACGTCCGAATCGAGTCTCGATCCTCTTCTTCGTTTCTTTCATGTTCGTGGAATTTCGCCTGCATCATGGATCAAATTCGATATTGAGCGCGCGACTGAAATCCATCAAGATGACGCCGATCGAGTTTCGGTTGATGGCGTCCGTGAATTCACGATCGATTTTTCAAATGTCGGGCCATCTCAATGTACTGCGCGCCCACCCATCACAATAGCAAGTTGGGATCTTGAGTGTGTTTCAGATACATTGAAATTCCCATGTCCCGACTCGCCACTCGATTACATTATCACGATCGGGACATCGTTTCAAAGATTCGGTGATCCTGAGCCGTACCACCGCGCTGTCGTCACTTTAAAATCGTGTGATCCCATCGAAGGCGTCGAGGTCCTTGCGTACGATACCGAGCATGAAGTGATCAATGCATGGCTAAATTTGCTGAGGCAACATGATGTCGATTGTATGGTTGGGTATAATACAACAGGTTTCGATTTTCGGTACCTCTATGGCCGCGCCGGTGTATGTGTCAGCGATACCGGCTACCCTTTGGTCGATCTTCATAAAATGGGCAAATCGCTGCTTGGCGGCGGAATTCCGATCGAGAAATCTTTGTCGTCCAGCGCGTATGGCGACAACGCGTATTTCTTTCTGTCGACGCCCGGCATCATGCAGCTTGATCTTCTACAAACGTTCCGAAAAGAACTTAAATTGGAGAGCTACTCATTGGCCAACGTCTCGAAGAAATTCCTCGATCAAGGCGACGAGAAGATTGATTTGAAGCCTCAAGAAATCTTCAGGAAGTTCAAGTTGACTCCACAAGACCGCATGGATATCGCCGTCTACTGCATTCGCGACGTCGATTTACCGTTGAAACTTCTTGCGCGCTTATCGACGCTGGAGAACGCACTGGAAATGGCTAATGCGACGTGCGTGCCTCTTGAGTACCTGCAAACGCGCGGCCAGCAGATCCGTGTCTATTCGCAACTCATTAGGAAAGCACGCGAATTGGGATTTGTAGCGCCCGACTCCGATCGCGATGCGCCGGTTCCCGAAGGCAAGTACGAGGGCGCGACGGTTCTCAATGCTGAGCGCGGCGCGTACTTCGATATTGTCTCCGCACTGGATTTCGCATCGCTGTACCCTTCGATCATCCGCGCACACAATCTGTGCCCATCGACGCTCGTTTTACACGACCAGTACGATAATCTCGAAGGTATCGAGTATTATGAAGTTCAAGTCGGCGATACGACGTTCAAGTTCGCTCAGAATGTGGTATGTGTCGTCCCTGCTCTCCTGGAAGACTTGGCCAAGTTCCGCAAGAAGGCCAAACGCGATATGGCATTGGCACAAGATACGGGCGACCATTTCAAGGCGAGTTTGTTTGATGCGCAACAGAAAGCGTATAAAGTCAGCGCCAATTCGGTCTACGGCTTCTTCGGAGCGACGAAAGGGATTTTCCCATGCATTCCAATTGCGGCATCGACGACCGCGACGGGTCGACACATGATCGAGAAGTCCAAGAAACTCGCCGAAGAACTCGTGCCTGGAACGAGAGTCATATATGGCGACAGCGTGGCCGAGTATACGCCAATTTACATTCGGAGGAATGGAGGCGTCAAGATCGTCACGTTCGAAAAATTGGCCAAAGAGGTGGAGTGGACCGTGCGTGACGACGGCAAGGAAGTCGCCGAATGTGTGGATACCGAGATATGGTCCGACGATGGATTCACGCGTCTGGAATGCATTATTCGGCACGCACTGGATCCTTCCAAAGATATGGTCCGTATCTTGACGCATACTGGTCTCGTCGACGTCACGAGCGACCATTCGTTATTGACGCCAACTAGACAAGCCGTCAAGCCATCCGAAGTCGATGTCGGGTCGCCGCTCATGCACTCTGATCTTCCACAGTTCACATTGCCACATGGAGTCGATGCAATGACCAATGAAGTCGAGGCATTTGAATTAGGAGATTATCTTCTTTATAACGATCCTGTGCCTTCTGCAATTCTGGCAGCGGGCGAAGATGTGCGTCGCGCATTCTGGACCGGTCTGAATCGAGATTATAGAGCGGTCTTCGTCCAAGTCCATGGAATGTCAGCGTCGATCGTCGCTCTCGGCACGTCGCTCGGGTATTCTGTTTCGATCAGTACAATACAACAGAATACGCGATTGGTCCGCACGACATTCACCAGGACGAAGACGACATGCTATGATGACACAATCAAGGAAATGCACGTGATTCCGTACGATGGCCGCTATGTGTACGACGCAACGACATCCAACCATCACTTTGCAGCTGGCGTCGGGAGGCTGGTTGTCCATAATACTGATAGTATCATGTGTCTCTTCAAGGTCGCCGAAGAGAAACGGTACGATATGGCCGAGCATTTCAAGGTCGCGCAGCGCGTAGCCGATACCATCAGCGCGACGTTCCCCGACGCCATCGAATTAGAGTTCGAGAAAGCCTACTGGCCATACCTGCTTCTCTCCAAGAAACGGTACGCTGGTCTCATGTTCCTCACGCCCGACACGCACGATAAAGTCGACGTCAAAGGACTCCAATTGGTGAGACGCGATAACGCCCCGATCGTCAAAGACGTCTCGACGGATATCCTCAATCGGATCATGTTTGACCGATCGCCCGAAAAAGCCGTCGAGGCCGCTCGAGCATGTGTGGCGCGAGTCCTCAATGGCGAAGAACCCATTGAGAAATTCGTTATTTCCAAAGCGCTCAAGGCGAATTACGTCAATCCAAGTTCGCAGCCGCATGTCATGGTCGCGCAGAAGATCAGGCAACGGCGCGGATATGCGGTTCCTCAAGGCGAGCGTGTCCCGTACGTCTTCGTGGAAGATACGTTGAATTGCGATGGGTTGCTGAGCGCGCGTGCCGAAGATCCCGCATTCGTCAAGGAACATGCCGACGAGATCAAGCTTGATATGTTGTACTACATAAACAATCAGTTGATGAGTCCTATTGAGACTCTCTTAGAGCTTCTGGTTCCTGACGTCAACGAGGCTGTGTTGGGGTACCCAGGTATCAAGGAAATCATCGACGACTTGAAGAACCGCAGATCGCGCGATGTCAAGGTCTGCAAGCGAATCAAGGTCAACGCCAAGACCGGACAAAAGGAAATCACGGCGTTCTTCGGATTTAAAAGGGACGATTAGTTGATGAAATAAATATGGTTGTCTATGTTATAGAAAATGAGCCAGCAGCAGCAGAAGCCATGGGATGGGTATGCGAAATCGTACGGTCTCATCAAAGGCCCGACGGGAACGGCACCGAACGATCTCAGCGGATCATTGATCGCGTCAATGCACCAATGTTCCTCGCCGCTGGCAGATGCATTCTTCGCGCCGACGAACGTCGATCGCATCCAGACGAATCTCCGCACAGTAATTCGCGAGAAGACGGGCTACGTGATCGACAGGCAAAACGACGAAGATCTCACTATCATCATGCGGGCCATGTATGCGACGCACGCCCAGCATGGCGGAGATCTTCAGCGTGAACTGATGCGACTCAATGCGATTGTCTTATCGGAAATCGCGCCGATGGTCGGGACTGGAATCTCGCAGCATATCGGGTACTTGAGGGACGCGAGCTCGTTGCCTGCACCGCTGGAACGCGCCAAGAATATCTCGATTAAAGGACGCAACACATTTTCTCTCTTTCAAAATATCTAGGCATGTTATAGAATGGCAATGCCTTGGCCCAACCTGATATCATTATCGTTCCTTATATTATTCAGCGTCCTTCTCTGGGGCACATGGCAAGGATTTTTCAGCGCACGGATCAAGAAGTCCACACACGTCGTCGCGCAAAGTGAATCGATTGATCCGTGTACTGCCCTGCGTGCCGAAAACGCCCGTCTCAAAGGACGCGTTTTCGAATTGGAGAATCAACTCGCGGCGCAAACTGCGCTCGCGAACGAACTCAATAAGAAAATCAAAGATCTGTTGGAAATTATCAATAAATTAACGCTGGATCTCGATGCGTGCCGGGCCCGAAACGCCGAGCTTTCTGCAGCCCTGAAAGCGGCCTTGGAAGATCTGGCGGCGACTCGGTCCCAATTGGCCAAATGTAAAGCTGAGCTCTTGGCCAAGCAAATCAAAGATGCGGTATGTAAAATGCAACCTGAGAACGCCAATTTGTTGCGCTGATTTTAGAGCGGATGCGTATCGCCAGGCTGCTTGTATGTGACAGGATGCCTATAGAATTCGCCTTGGGAAACGCGCGGAGGATAATACATTGCGACATACGGTTCTTTGGAACGAAGCCATACGACAACGCCAATGGCTCCCATGACAATACATGCAATTGTCGTGGAATTCATTGCTACTTGTACTATTATTACTAAACTATTATTTTTCATGCACGCAAGCTTCGACTCGTCCCGGCATCTTTGATCGAATAAATAAATAAATTATTGAGTATTTAATAATCTCTGGGTACCGTATGGTGCAAGCGGTCATTGGCGCAAGTGCCGAACGGGCGGAAGTAGCCAATGAGGCGCTCCTTGATCCCGTGAACAAGTTCAGGGCTCACAACAGTTGAAAGAAACCTATCAAAAGCATACATCTAAATACGTGCACACATACTTCACCACAAATCCACAAATTGTGATGTTTTATCAAAACACAAAGTAACAACAAAATCGAAAAGTC